TTATACCTGGCAGAATGACCAGTAGATAGTAATCTCATCATTTAGCATTACTATTTTATCAACTAAGGTGTGTATAATGCGGTGGATATCTTCCTTAGATCCACCGCTGATAATATTTTTAAAAGTACATGCGAGTTCCCACGCATCCTCCGCAGATATACCTACTGGAACATCTTCATGTTTTTTAATGTAAGTTTCGAGTTTAGCTTTTTCGTCTTTAAGAGGATTGACACGATCCATAACTTCATCCATATCGATGATACCAGTCTGATATAGATTCAGCATTCTATTAATTTGCTTATCAATTTCTTCAATACGCTCTCGGTAAGTTTGCATAGAATCTAATTTCGGTGTTTCCTCGGTCAATATGGATTTAAAATAGTCTCGATTAAGGGATAGTTTTTTAATTTCATCAATAATAAGATTATCGACCTGCTCCACGGTGAAAGGATGTAATCGGTTGGTACAATTATCGGATTTAATCATAGGCTTACTGGTACGAGCAACGGAATGGCAGATATACTTTTTTTTGTTTTTTGAAACTTTTCTAGCATACATTCTGGCTCCACAATCACCGCAGAACAACAACCCGGTTAGAAGATTATCGGCTTTAAACTGCCCAGTAGAATAACTGTAGTTCCTTTTATCAAGTGACTTATTGTGTTCAAGGATGGCGGCAGCCATATAAAACTCAGATTCTGATATAATGGACTCATGGATACCTTCATATATTTTATCACCAAGAGTAACGTTGCCCATATAAACAGGGTTCCTAAGGATACGTCTAACTGATGTATTGTTCCATTCATAGCGATTGGATCCATACTTACCAATCATGTGAGAAGCAATTCCATTTATACTTCCACCGGATAAAAAGAGTCGGTACACTTCACGTACCATGTTTGCGGAGTATTCGTCAATAACTAAATCGTTGCATCCAGATTTAAATTGATAGCCAAGTGGAGCATGAGAGCCATGGAAGTATCCTTTCTTTATTCTGGCTTGTCTGCCCATGGCAGTACGTTCTTTAATGTTTTCTCTTTCAAGCTGTGCAAATACAGCAAGGAGTCCTACAATGGCTCGTCCAAATGGTGTTGAAGTATCAAAGGATTCAAGCAAAGATACAAAATCACATCTATTTTCTAAGAAGACATCCTCCAACATTACCATGGTATCCTTTTGAGACCGGGAAAGTCGGTCAAGCTTCCATACTATGACCTTTCGTACCTTACCAGCTCGAACATCGGATATAACTTTTTTTATACCAGGGCGATCAAGAGATGCTCCAGAATAGCCTGGGTCAATATGAACATTATATACTGTGTAACCCATGGCAGAGCAGTATGCCCGAAGCTTTGCTTCTTGCTCTGCTATAGAGTATCCTTCCTCGGCTTGCTCAAGTGTTGAGACACGAACGTAAAGATCAACTAATTCTTCTATTGCTGAACTAGAAAGAGGTACTAATTTATTATCCAATCACATGCACTCCTTAAAAAAGGGCATAAAAATAGCCCTATTCAAAATAAGAGGGTTATGATATAATTACATTTGCGAAGTGTATTATATAAACCCTCATGGTTTATAGGTACAGAAACCGTTCTAGATTGCAGTCTAGGGCGGTTTTTTATTTTCAATTATATTTTTTTTCTAACGCTTCCATGTTTTTATTAAATTCATCGGAAATGTTATTTAGTTTATCTTCATATTCTTTTTGTTGTTCATCCGAAGATTTAAACTCTTCTGTTTTTTTAGAAATCAATTCTCCAGTCTTATAATCATATATATCTACTTTGTTTTTTAAATCTTCATATATCCAAAAACATTTAGAATTTTCAGTATCAGTATTTTTTATAGTTAGCACTTCCCACTCTGGGTTTGATAATATTGTTAGATACATACAAGATATAGAAAAATCCGAATAATCATTTTTAATTAATATTTCAACATCAATTTGCGTTCCAGTATCTGCAACATTTATGTCATCAAAGCCAAGAACTTTACCAAATCCGATTTCATTAAGGGATGTATTTACAGCGGTTAATAGACCATCAGAATCTGGAACGCTATCAAGACTCACATAAGAATTGGTTTGTAACTCTTCTTTATTTGGATTTACAGTCGCATAATCATCTTTTGATTTTTCACTAGAACAACTGATTAAAAATAATGATAATACAACGATGATAAAATAAAATTTAATTTTCAATCACTACCTCCTAAAACTTGCCTCTAAGTTCTACAACTCGGCCAACTATAGTAATTGGCATAGAAATAATTTCTTCATTAGTAAAAAATCTTGGTTCATATGCTGAATTAAAGGCAATAAGACTTATGCCGTTTTCATGTTTGACCAGCTTTTTGCATGTAGCATCACTCCCATTAACAAGTACAATAGCAATATCGCCACTTTCAACATCTGACTGTCTTTTCACTATCACAATATCACCATCGCAGATACGAGGCTCCATACTGTTACCTGTAATTCTTAAAGCAAAATAATCACCATTTGAAGCCATATCTTGTGGGATTTCTTCATAATCCAATATTTCTTCAATTGCTTCAATAGGAATCCCTGCACGAACACGACCAAGAACAGGAACTTTATTTTTACTACGTAAAGGTATTCCTAATAGCCATCCAATATCAACACCAAGAGCCTGTGCAAATTCATTTAGTTTAGTGTTTGTAGCATCCTCAACCTTTCCGTTTTCATATTTAGAAACACTTCCTTCGGATAGAGAAACTTTAGCAGCTAATTCTTTTTGAGTAAGTCCAATTTCTTTCCGCTTTTGCCGTATGCGATCGCCAATCGCAGCATAATTCATTTCAACCATTTAAATCACACCTCCCTCAATAAAATAGTTTACATACATAGTAACCTATTTAAGGAATAAAATCAATAAAAATTTCGTTTGAATAAAGAAATTTAAAAGAAATTTAAAAAAACTTTCGTTTGGGTATTGATTTTTTGGAATGGCATGCTATACTATAAATATACAAACTTTCGTTGAACGAAAGAAAGGAAGGAGGATACAAGATGATAGCAAATATTAAAGAATTTGAAAAATTGCTAATCGACAAAGATTTAAACCGAAAAAAATTGTCCCAAAAAGTAAGGATGTCACCAACTACACTATCAAACAAGTTAGAAAAAGAAAACTCAGACTTCAAACTATCAGAGATGGTGGATATAGCCAACGAACTTGAAATGGACGAGCATCTCTTTATATGCATTTTTTTTGGAGAAAAACTTTCGTTGAACGAAAGTAATAAATCAAAGTAATACATAAAAACTGAATATGTAATAAGGTGGAAGCAGACACCACTTAAAAAACAGAGGGTGTGGTAGAGCCGATGCTATAAAGTCTACTCGGCAGCAGGAGTGAGCCTGCATGAAGGCTGTCGAAATTGGGGTGGTTGCCGCAGACCCAAGTAAAATAAAATCGGGCAGGAGGCAGATGAAAACACACGAGAGAGATTGCCGGAGCATGGACGTGTGGGTGCGAAGTAAACCCGGTAGCGAGGAATGAAAAATCTCGCACTGCAGGCAACCAGTACAGCTACCCCAAAGAATACTCAGGGAGCATGAATGGACAGGATTTTCAAGACCCCTTGGAGAAACTGTTCCTGCCAGACCCAAGAAGCCTAGAGAGCATTTATAAAGACTACAGAAAGTCAAGGCATTTCTAAAAAAATAAGTATTAGGAGGAATGAGATGTGGCCAAGGTGGTTCATGTAATGAAGGATGGGAGTATAAGAGAATCAATAAAAGGAATGACAGTACCAGTAAATGAAACAACTAAGGCAGTTTATAAGATAGTGGCCGAATCATGCAGGAGAAAGAGGGATGTAGCAGTATGAAAACTCAAGAAAGACAGTTTAAGGTAATGATCCTTAAACAAAAGGAATTAGTACTAAATACTACATCAGAGCATGACAGAGCAGTCGCAATCGGTATGTGGGCAGGGTTTCTAAATGGTCTTAGAATGGTCAATGTAATCACCCAAGAGAAATACAATCAAGCATACAACGAATTACTGGAGTTAGTAAGTGAAATGGAGGAAAAAGTGTGAAAAAGTTTGAACTAAGTATCAGTGCGGATTATGTTCCAAAATGGGGAGTCACGGAAGCAGTTCGTGAGTTTTTCCAAAATGCACTTGATGAACAAATAGCAGATAGTAGTAATAAGATGTTTTTTGAGTATGATCCGATAGGCAATGTCTTAAAGATAGGAAACAAACACTCTGTATTGGATATCAAAACATTACTTCTTGGACAAACATCAAAAAGAGACAATTCTAAAATGATAGGAAGCCATGGAGAAGGATATAAGGTAGCTACAGTAATTTTATTGAGAGAAGAGAAAACGGTAGTATTTTATAACTACTGCAACCGTGAAGTTTGGAAACCAAGAATAGTGAAGTCTAGAAAGTATGGAGGAATATCAATTCCAACATTCTTTATTGAAAACATGGCAGCTTGGAGTAAAGAGCCAGAGCACAGCCTTATTATTGAGATTAGTGGCATTACACAGAATGAATACAATGCAATCGTAGAGTCAAACTTACATCTGCAGGAAGATAAAGGTGAAATAAAAAATTGCTCATATGGGCGAATACTTATGGATCCAAAGTATCAAGGGAAAGTATTTGTATCCGGACTTTACATATGTACTGATAGCCGACTGGAACATGGACTCGACTTTAATCCATCTACCGTAAGAATTGATAGAGACAGAGATCTGCTGAACAGCTTTGATGTTCAATATTATGCATCACGAATGTGGGAAGAAACTAAGGATAAGAATCTAATAAGCAAAGCTGCTGACACATATAGCGGAGCATATATGAGTTGGTACAACGTACCGGATGAAATTAAAGACCAGATAGCAGAGGAATTCATTAATACAAATGGTGCTAAAGCTATTCCAGTAGTTGACCAGACGGAAGCTACCAGGGCAAAGAAGAAAGGCTATAAACCAGTCATTACTACATCAGCCAAGAAAGAAATTATCTTGAAATCGAACTTGTTTGAAGATGCAAAGCAGATAACAAATGAAGAACCTCCGTATGATAGACTATGCAGTTTTATAGAAAAGATAGAAGAAAAACTGACTGAGGATGAAGTTGCTGAAATTTATTCTATTGCAGATGACATAAAAGAACAACTCGAATAGGAGGCAAAATATGAAAATGGCAATGAAGGACGGACAAATCTTAATTAAAGAAGCAAGTAGCGTCCAGTTCACAATCATAAAATCATGGGAAAAAATGAAATGGAACAGATCGAGCCAGACACTGGCAGGACCGGCAGACCATGAATTGTTAGACCGATTGGCAGGCATTGTAAGACTTCCGGAAAACATAGAAACAGAGAGACAGAGATTGAATGAACTGGTGAAAGCGATAGATAAAGAAAGAATGAATGAGGAGCCAGTCCCACTTTATAAGTATCCAGTTAAGATGAATTTGTATAAGCATCAAGTCAGAGGTGCAAATATGGCATTAATGATATTTGGATTAATAAACCCACCAAAGGAGGATAGTGGAAGTGATAGATAAGGATAACAAAAGTAGTAGAACAGCAAGAGTAATAGTCACATTTAACTGTAACAGAAAGTGCCCCGGTTGTTGCAATAATCAAAGAAAAGATTATTCCATAATCAACAGTCCAGAAAGCCTGTTTCAATACAAAGAAATTGTGATTACTGGTGGAGAGCCACTCCTTAATCCAACTGAAACATTAGGATTTATAAATTACATGAGAGAGCATGGATACAAAGGCAAGATATTCATGTACACATCGTATTGGAGCGGAAAAAACATTGCAAAGTCGGTGCTTAGAGAACTAGAGGGTATTACATACACTATTCACGCAGAAGCAAACGACAGCGACATTATGGCTCTTAAGAATTTATCTAATAGTGGTTTCCTACAGGACAATGACTTTAGTAGCCGACTATTTATAGATAAAAGGCTTTATGAAAAGTATGACTTCTCAAATATCAATCTAACCAGATGGAATGTAATAAGGAAACTGGAATGGAAAGAGGACTGCCATCCTGCAGAGTATGAAGACCTAATAGTCTTTTTGATTAGCAAATACGATTGGAGTGAAAGGAAATGAGAGAAATAACAATGGGTTCTTTCTTCTCTGGAAGCGGCGGTTTTGAATTGGCAGGATCCGTATATGGAATGAAGGCACTGTGGGCAAGTGAAATAGAACCATTTCCGATTAGAGTAACCCAGAAGAACTTCCCCGATATGAAACATTATGGAGACATAGGCAAAATGAACGGACACGTAGTAGAGCCAGTCGATGTAGTCGCAGGTGGGTCACCTTGCCAAGATATGAGCATAGCAGGTGCTAGGGCAGGACTAGACGGTGAAAAGAGTGGAATGTTTAGACACTACATAAGAGTAGTAAAGGAGATGAGACAAAGTGATATTGATGCCGGGAGAAAAGGAAAACAAATTAGACCAAGATACCTCGTGTGGGAGAACGTACCAGGAGCATTCAGCAGTAATAAAGGAGAAGACTTCCGAGAAGTCCTCAAGGAAATCGTCCACATCGTTGATGAATACGCAGTTATACCTAAACCTCCAAAAGGAAAGTGGGGGGGGGGCAAGGAATCATCATGGGTGATACTTATTCCATCGCTTGGCGAACAGTTGATGCCCAATTCTGGGGAGTCGCCCAAAGACGCAAGAGAATCTACCTTGTCGCAGATTTTGGAGGAAACACCGCACCAAAAATATTATTTGAGCGGGAAGGCTTGTCTGGGGATTTTAAAGAGAGCATCGAAACGTGGCAAGGCACTGCCAGAAATTCTAAGACAGGCTTTGATAAGACAAGCAATGACTGCATCAGATGTTACGACATCGGAGATAGACGAAGCGTTGCTAATGAAAGCATAGACGTATCACCAACACTTACAAGAAAGATGGGTACTGGTGGAAACAATGTACCTGCTTTGGTGTTGGAAAACCATCCACAGGATAGCAGAGTCACTATAAAAGAAGATGGAATAGTCCCGACATTAACAGGGAGAATGGGAACAGGTGGCGGCAATGTACCACTGACCATGCAAATACGGTGTGGATGTGAGGGTGGTGGCAAGGGTGCTTTGATAGCAGAAAATATATCAGCTACACTATCATGCCATAATACACAAACATTATTCGATCCAATTCCAATAGCAGATAAAGCCACTAGATATAAAGGCGGTGGAGACACAAGGAATAACGACGGTTCAGCAAATGGTCTCGGTATAGGAAAACCAGGTGACCCAAGTAACACTTTAACAGCCTCCGACCGACACGCAGTAGCATACGCACTAGATAGAGCCTGCTTCAACCAAGGACAAAATGCACTTTACGACATAAGCATTCAAGAAGAACTTGCTCAGACAATAGTCGCTAAAGGACCCGGTGGAGTTTCACACGCAATACCAAAAACAGCAGGAACGTTGACTGCTAAGATGGCAAAAGGAACTGGTGGACCCGCAGGAGATGAATGTCAGAACCTTGTAGCAGTAGCACCAGAGTACATAGTAAGAAGACTTACACCGTTAGAATGTTGCAGGCTACAAGGTTTCCCAGATGATTGGACAGATGGTCTTGAAATTAAAAAGCCTACTAAGGAACAACTTGATTGGTGGGTATGTGTCTTTGAAGAATATTGGGAATTAGTTTCTAAAGCAGATGGTGTCAAGAAACCAAAGACACGCAAGCAAGTGGAAACATGGCTAAAGAACCCATATAGCGATTCGGCTTTATATAAGATGTGGGGCAACGGAATTGCAGAACCAAATGCAATGTATGTCATGCAGGGAATAATAGAGGTACTGTATGCAGAATTTCAGCGAGAAGGAGGAACGACGTGAGAGAAGATGTGATTAGCTTCTTAGAAAATGAAGCAGAGGAAATCGAAGGTATTATAGGTAAGCAAAGTACATATAGGATGACACCGGAAGAATTTGAAAAGCTTCATAAATACAAAGAATTATGCAAAAGCGCAGCCGAAGCAGTAAGAGGTTACCCAGACATAATCGACGTGTTGATAGCAAGAGAGGATGAAGAATAGTGGCAAAAGAAATAAATATCGATCATAAAGGATTCGGTTTCCTCTTTGAAATGGGATGTGGAAAGACACTCACTGCAATAGCGGCCGCAGGAGCTGCGTATGAAATGGGAGTAGTGAAAAAGGTATTAATAGTCGCACCTACATCCGTATGTTCTGTATGGCCCAAGGAATTTGATGACTATGCAGACTTCAAATATAGCGTAAAGGTTCTTCTTGGAGACAAAGACAAGAGAATTAAAATGCTCGATGATTTAAACAATTTCCCTTTCAAGGCTCTTAAAGTGGCAGTGATTAATTATGAGTCCACGTGGAGAGAAGGATTGTTTGAGAAATTACTAGAATGGGATGCCGACCTCGTAATAGCAGATGAGAGCCAGAGAATTAAAACACATGACGCAGAGCAGTCCAAAGCAATGCATAGGCTAGGCGACCAGGCGAGATATAAGATGATACTAAGTGGTACTCCAGTACAGAATAACGCTATTGACCTTTATAGCCAGTACAGGTTTTTAGATCCAACGGTATTCGGAACAAACTTCTATCAGTTTAGAAATAGATATGCCATCATGGGTGGTTTTAATAGAAAACAGATTGTTGGATATAAAGACCTAGATCAGCTGGTACAGAAAGAACATTCCATAGCATACAGAGTAACCAAAGAGGAAGCACTCGACCTGCCAGAGCAAACATTCCTAACAAGGTACATTACTATGACCCAAAAGGAAAAGAGTCTATACGACAAAATCAAAAGAGAAAGCTTTGCAGAGTTGGAGAGTGGTGGAAAGATTACTGCTCCAACAGTACTTACAAAGCTACTTCGATTACAACAGTTCACTGGTGGATTTATTCAGCCAGACGAAGGTAACAAGCCACAGATGATAAGTAAGGGCAAGATAAATGCCTTAGAAGAAATCATTGACGATTATGTAATCGAAACAGGGAAAAAGTTAGTTGTATTCGCAAGATTTAGAGCAGAGATAGATATCATTGAAAAACTGGTTCAATCAAAGAAACTAGGATACGGAATGATATACGGTGATATTAAATTACAGGACCGTGGAGACATCGTAAAGGACTTTCAGACTAACCCAGACACTAAAATATTTATTGCACAGATTGATACAGCAGGTCTTGGAATAACTCTTACAGCAGCAGACACTTGCGTTTATTACTCGGTTAATTTTAACTACGCAGCTTATAGCCAGAGCCTTGCACGTATTCACAGAATTGGACAAAAGAATACCTGTACTTATATACACTTAACTACGGAAGGCACAGTGGATGAAACAATAATGAAAGCACTGGCAAAGAAGGAAGACTTGGCAAAAACCATAGTCGATGAATGGAGACAATACTTCTAAGGTTTATTTTTTTTAATTAAAAACTTTCGTTTAACGAAAGCAGGGAGATGACTAATGAAGACAAATATATTCGAAACAGAACAGAAGTATGGCATTATCTACTCCGACCCACCGTGGAAACAAGGAAGAGGTGGCAAGAAGAAAGCAAGACCCAACTCAACAGGAATGACAGTACCATACGAAACAATGGACGTGCCAGGCATCATGGAGTTACATAGATACGTTTTAAACGAACTAACAGAGGACAAACATAATCTATTCATGTGGTCGATAGAGAAATACTTACCACAGACAGAGGAAATTATGAACTTGCTTGGATACCAGCTTCATGCACGGATTATTTGGGATAAAGGCAACGGACCTGCTCCTGCATATACTCTTAGATTTTCGCATGAATACTTACTCTGGTTCTTTAAGAAAGGAAAAATGGTGCTTCCTGCAAAGGATAAGCGTGGAGCATTTTCAACAGTGCTCCGAGAGAACTCCAGAAGACATAGTCAGAAACCAGAATGTGCATATGAAATGATAGAAACAATGTTCCCAGGGGTCAACAAGCTAGAACTCTTCGCAAGAAATATGAGAGATGGATGGGACCAGTGGGGCAATGAAATATAAGGAGGAAATGTAATGGCTACGATTTTTGAAAAAGTGGACGAGTACAAAGGATTGCTCGACCGAAAAGACCAACTAGAAAGTGAATCCAAGGAAAATAACAAAGCGATTGAACAGTGCAAAAAAGAACTCTCGCAAATGATGGTTGATGAAGAGTGTCCTAAGGTAAGTCGCAACGGATTCCTTTATAGTCTGCAGGAGAAGGTAAAGTACTCCAAGAAAGCAGAGGAAACGTTATTAGAAGGAGGACTAGATTTCTTTGAAGTATTAAGGAACGAAGGTCTGGGAGACATCATCAAGGAGACAGTCAATGCCAGTACCCTAAGTAGCACTTTAAGCGCCTACGTAGAAGAGAACGGTGCACTCTCGGAAGACTTGGCAGAATGCGTCAATGTTTATGAAACATTGGATGTAGCAAAGAGGAAAGAAACAAACAAAGTGGCTAAGAAAGCCAAGAATAAGGAGGAATAGCAATATGGATGAGAATATGAGAGTCGTTGAAATTAATGGTGTCAAACTTGAAGTTGACATGAGAACAGCAAAAGTGGTTACAGAGTACAAAATAGGCTCAAATATTAAGGTTTTAAAAGATGATAAGGTTTACTCCGGTGTTATAGCTGAATTTGTAAACTTTGAGTCAATGCCAACTATCGTAATCGCAATATTTAAAGATGATTATTGGAGTGGTCCATCATTAGAATTTATCTATTACAACAAGAAGACCGAGGACAAAATCGAAATCGCACCATTTACTGACCATGAGTTAAAAATGGAAAAGTGCAAAGTGGTAGATAAGTTTGAAGCCGAGATAAGAAAGAAAAGAGATGAAGCTGACGCTATCCAAGCAAAGCTAGATTATTTCTTAAAGCATTTCAACAAATACTTTGACAAGGAGGAAGTAAGATAATGAGTAACGACTACGAACAAATGAAAATGGATTTGACTCTACAAAGAGACAGAGATTTGAAAGAGAACGTTCAGTTAATGGTGCGCTTTGCATTGCAGCAGATATTAAATGAAGACTGCCCAGACCCAGTAAAGAACCGTCATGAGGGATATGGAATTGCAGCAGATAAGTATTCAGCACTCGGTGGATCCATGAAGTCCATACAGGACGATATGAAGACCTATCTTAAATTACTAGCGGATGAAGGAAACAGCACTCTCAACACTGTAGGTAGTCTTTATAATTCAGCAGTAGAAGCTGCAGTCAAGTCAATTAGACTGGCGGCAGAGACACAGCGAATCCTTAACGATTTATACTACGGTGAAAAGAAGACTCCACTGGAAGAGTACATAGAAGAGCAGGACGTAGATAACAATGAAGACGGTTTCAGCGAAACTGGAGAACTTGAAGCAGAGTCCATGGATGAAGATCAGGAGGATGGCGAAGATGAATAGAATTGTTGTTCGAGTAGAATGCCAGAACCCACTTGCAGTAACAGCAAAGCAAATGGATGGAGACATGACGTTTGGGTTGGTTTTTAAGAAGACATCGAACATTGACATTAAGCTAGAAACATTCCTCATGGGCGGTGGCATTAGTAAAGACGTCCTTATGATAGGAATAGCAAAAGGAATCTGCGAACTAATAGGAAGGATTGAAAGTAATCCGGTTGAGCAGTTGATGTTACTAGATAACGTGACTGAGGTAATCGAAGAGAAACAGAAACACCTTGCATCGAATAGCAAAGATCAGTTATACGAAGAGTTTATGAAAATATTTAAATAGGAGGATACATTAATGGCAAAGAATGAAGTTGCAACAACAAGCAATAACAATTTTGATTTAGTTACAATTAGTGGTGCTCTGGCAGATGCAATAGCAGAGGAAATGGATGGACTAGGTACAATTCCATTCGATAAGGTAAAGATACCAAGTGGTGGTGGCATTGCATTTGAACTCCCAGGAGAAGATGAAGACAACCCGGACACAGCGCAGGAATTAATAGGTGTAATCCTAGATCATCATCCAGTCAATGCATACTGGAGAGAAAAATTCAATGGTGGCAACGAGCAACCAGATTGTTCTAGCTTCGACGGAAAGCAGGGAGTCGTAAGAGAGACTGGAGAAATCAAAGACTGTGCATCATGCCCTTACAACCAGTTCGGTAGTGATAACAAGGGAAAAGCCTGCAAGAACGTGCATAGGTGCTACATCTTAAGAGAAGGTAATCCTGTACCATTAATCCTTGCACTGCCTCCTACAAGCCTTAAGTACATGAGAGATTACATCGCTAAAAAGGTGTTACTCAGAGGTATGAGAAGTTGGGAAGCGATAACTAAGATTACTCTTAAAAAAGAAAAATCAGCAGACAACATCACTTACTCAAGAGCAGCGTTCACGTTTGTATCAAAGCTGACAGAACAGCAGGCAACAGAAGCCAAAGCCATGCGAGATGCAATTATGGACTCAGCAAGGAAGATGGCGATTATCGATGATTCCGATTACAACACATCAAGTTCAAGTCCACAAGAACCAAAAGTGGAATCAGATGAATTTGTAAGTGTAGAGGAAGGAACGCAAGAAAACCTACCATTTAACTAATCACAAAAACACAACAGACTATAGGTGGGGTAGCAATACCCCACCATAAAAAGAATTAAGGAGGGAATCATCATGATGAAGCCATATGCGGAATGGCAAAATTCAAAAATGACACTAGGAGAATACCTGCATGTCGAAGATTTAGTGGACGGAGAATTTGTAGATTACTTCTTAAGCAATAATCCAATCATACAAAAAGGTCATTTAATTCAAATGGGAGAGCCTTGCGATGTATTCGCAGGAGAGCCAACCTTTGATACTTTATACAGAGAAGACGAACTTTCTCCATGGATGTACGCAGGAGAGTGTTTTGTAGGAGAAATGATAAACCGAAACGTGAGAAAAGCAAAGCGAATCTATGTATGCAGCAGATACAGAGCAGACACCGAAGAGGAAGTGCGATTCAATGTGGAAGTGGCTAAATACTTTTCAAAGAACATTGCTAACGATGGAGCAATACCAGTTACACCGCACATCTACTTCCCACAGTTCTTGGACGATGGGAATGAAATCGAAAGAGAATTCGGATTAGAAGTAGGAATGCAAATGATAGATACCTGCCAAACATATGTGGTCGTTATTATCGACGGAAAGATAAGCGAAGGAATGAAACGTGAAATCGAGTACATGACAAAGACAAGAATGATGAGAGGACAGCAGGTACGTATCAGCCGACAGGCAATGGAGGAAATGATGAAAGCGGTGAGGTAGCCATGGCATATAACAATATGGACAGAGAAGTTAATATTGATCAAATAGTTGATTATAAAACTGAATATAGTGCAGTTGTCAGAAAAGCTAAAATTACAGACAACAAAATCCATGGTCTATGTCCATTACCGGGTCACAATGATAAAGAACCTAGTTTCTCGGCTGACTTAACAACCGGAAAGTTTCACTGTTTCGCCTGCGGAAAAGAAGGAAACTACATTACTTTTTATTCAGAGTTGCATGGTATCAGCACCAAGGAATCGTATAAGGAAATATTGGACAAATACGGTGTGAGCATGGACCCTGCAGAAAAAAAGCAGGAGAATCCTAAGAATAATTTGAAATCATACACTCTTAGCGAATATAGCTTCACAAAAAGACTTCCAGAAGAATGGCTGAAGGAGCAATGTTGCATAACGACCGAGAAAGACAAGGATAAGACCACTTACATTAAAATACCTTATTTTAAGGAAGATAGATCAGAAGCAACATACCGAAAGAGATATGGAAATAAAGAGTTCCGATGGAAGTATGGCAGCAGTGGAAAGATTACTCTGTACGGTGAATGGAAACTTCCAGAGATAAGAAAAGTAGGATACGCAATTATGGTAGAGGGCGAATCAGACACTCAAACATTATGGTATCTTAATTTTTCTACACTTGGTGTCGCCGGAGCGTCATTATTTAAACCAGAGCAATCAGTGCTCCTGCAGGACTTAAAGCTTTATCTACATATAGAACCAGATAGAGGTGGCGAAACATTCCTCACGCAGATGACAAGGAAACTTCGAGAAGGAGAATTCATTGGTGAAGTTTATACATGGTCATGTAAGCAATTTGGATGCAAGGATCCGTCAGAATTGTATCTTAAGTTCGGTGAAGATGAAGCTAAAAGTAAAATCCAAAAAGCAATCAAGGAAGCTAAGAAGCTTGACCTAGAACATATGGAAGAAATCATTCCAGAGTCAGTCAAGGGTGCTCCTGTGAATCTAAGACAGCCGGAAGGTTGGATTTATTCTGAAAAGGGAATATCAAAGATTGATGAAAAGAAATACCTCCCAACAATGGTATGTAGAACACCAATTATAATTACGCAGAGATTAGTAAGCATGGAGACTGGGGAAGAAAAGATAGAAATAGCATTCAAAAGAGATGGAGAATGGCACAAAGCTATCTACCCAAGGTCAACTATATTTACAAGCAGGGGAATCACAGTATTAGCAGACCTTGGATGTACAGTAACCAGTGAGAATGCAAAACAAGTGGTTCGGTTTTTATCAGCACTGGAAGCGGAGAACATTGACATCATAGAAAAGTCAGACTCCACAAGCACGTTCGGATGGCAAACAAATAATAGGTTTATCCCAGGACATGGCGAAGGGATTGTCTTAGATATAGATCCATCACAAAAAGCTATGGCGAATGCCTACTGCGTACAAGGCACAATGGAAAAATGGGTAGAAACCATGAAGCCACATAGACATCGGGATAAGTTCCGTTTCATTATGGCCGCAGGTTTTACTGCTCCACTCTTAAGGATACTCAGACAAAGAATATTCTTCGTTTATAACTGGGGTGGTAGTAAAGGCGGTAAGACAGCAGCATTAAAAGCCGCTTTGTCAGCATGGGGTGACCCAGAAAGACTGATGGTGAGTTTTAATGCTACACAGGTTGGTCTGGAAAGAACTGCTTCCTTTTATTGCGACCTCCCACTTGGTATAGACGAGAGACAGTTGGCAGGTCAGAACCAAGGGTCACTTGAAAAGATAGTTTACATGATTTCCAGCGGTACAGGGAAGATAAGAGGTAGCAAAGGCGGTGGTCTACAGGCTACCCACCAATGGAGAACCGTAGCACTGGCGACCGGAGAGGAACCGCTCTCGACAGAGACATCACAAACAGGTGTCAGTACTCGTGTGCTAGAAATATACGGTGGACCATTTGACGATGAAAAGGAAGCAAGCCTAATGCACCAAATGGCCCCTATGAACTGCGGATGGGCAGGACCAGAATTTATAAAAAGAATACTAGAAGTTAGTGAAGATGAAATCAGAGATAAATACGAAGAGATGACACAGTTTGTATATGGGAAAAGCGAAGGAAAGAGTGGGTCCCATGTAGCAGGTATAGCAGCAGTTGCTCTTGCAGATGCCATGATCGATACTTTATTCTTTAATAACAAAAGTGGCGATATTGCGAACAATAATAGTCAATCTGATAACAAAACACTTGTAATAAAGAACGATTCGTGGGAAAGAGCCAAACAAATGGCTGAAAGTATACTAAGAGAGCAGATGGCAGCAGGAAGCGGAGATGTAAACGAGAACGCAACTCAATTCATAGTAGACTGGGTACTATCAAACAAGGATAGCTTCGGAGAAAAGGCATTCGGAACGTGTCTCGGAACAATGAGCAATGGGAACGTTTATATTTTCCCATCCTTACTTAACCAGGCACTGCAGAAGGCAGGATATTCTCCAAGGAAGACCATGAAGTACCTAGGAGACAATGACCTTGTGGCAAGTAGCGATAGAACAGATGGAAGCAAGACATACTCGGTAGTTAAATGGTTTAACAACAGAAGTTGTCGCTTTGTAGAGTTTAAGATGAATAAACTGGTCAAAGAAAAGGATCCATTATTAGATGAAGATGAAATTGCAGATGATTTGCAGAGAGAAAAAGAAGAATCAGATAACGACGGATTCTACCAGATAGGAATGGGAGTGGAAACACCATTTGATGATGGCTCTAGGTTACCGTTTGATTAATCATAATTTAGTGGAGGGAAAAATCATGTATCAACTTGTTAGAAGAACGATTTTTGAAGCTTTAAAAGATAGGTATGAAACAAAAGAGATTACAGCGCAGGAAGTAGCTATAGAGTTGTACAGGGCAGGTCACTATGCTTTTGTTCCAGATAAGGATGAAGCTTTAAAGTGTATAGGTGTTATGAAATGATATTAAACTAAATTATATCCAAGGAGGAAGAAAATGAATAGAGAAGGATGTAAAAAGTGTTGTGGTACTTGCAGTTACCATAAGCCTGCATGGGAAACAGGAAAACTTACAGGATATTCATGTACGAATGAGGTTAGTGAAGGATACGGACTTAGCACAGCATACGATGACGAATGCGACGATTGGGAGGAAAGGGAATGACAAAGGAGCAAGCGATAAAGATTCGAAGTTGTTTTGCAAATGGAGTTGAGTTTAAAGAACTACACGAAGAAGAAACCTCTATATTGGCTAATGAACTTAACAGCGCAATTGAAAAGCAGATAGAAAAAGAGCCAATAAAAGATAGAGAACAGAGCATAAGGTATACATCCGCATATTCTTGTCCTGCATGTGGTGGTGGGTTCACTGGAACAGGGATCGCTAATCACTGCTACCATTGTGGTCAGAAATTAGACTGGAAGATAAGTGAAATCTAAAATTAGAAGGGAGAATCTATATGATGGATTATGGAACAGAAAGATGCGTAAGCGAAAGAATGGAAGGAAAGAGAATTGGTGCATCCAGACAGTTAGTCAATGTTATTACTTTAGAAAAAGAATTTAATAGCCATGAAATCGTTGATTTCTTAAGAAATAGTGGTCTCGATGTAGATGTCGAAAGAAAGCAGACAAGTATGTATGACGGAATGGTCACTCTTAAAGTTTATATGGTGGAAGCAGCGAAGACAGTTCCCATAAAATAAGAAAGAGCATGGTGCAAAAATGCAGTAAAAACCTTACACGTAGAAATTAGGTGTAAGGTTAGGTGTAAGGTTAGGTGTAAGGCAAGAAAACCCAGAGAAATCAAGGCTTTACATTACATATTTATATTACCTTACAACTCTTACACATATTTATATGTGTTATATAGAAAGTTTGTCCTTCCCATTTTTCATGACTCGTAAATAAAAAACGAGTGTATATTCAAAAATTAGGTGTAAGGTGTAAGGATTGGCATCAAAGCCAGTTAACATAAGGACTTCGAGCCTTACACCAAATTATTTGTTTAGGTGTAAGGACAAATTAGGTGTAAGGAGGTCGAGTGGTTATTTTTGATATAAAAGATTACATGAAAAAGCTTGAAACCCTGCGTAAAAACAAGGAAAACGTACCGGAAGAACTCTTAAAAACAAAATATTCTAAACCATACAATGAACTTAGAACCGAAATTCAGAAGATGACAGAAGAATTAGTGAGGAAAACAACTCTTTCAAAAATAATTATTCTGAAAGAAGATATTGAAAAAGAACTGCCAGTAATACAAAAGGTAATCGACGAGAACGATTATATCTTAAAGAATATCAGCAGAGCAGTCTTTATTGACCAGGACATAGAAAAAGTATTCCAACTGACTTATGAATTAGAAGATAAAATCAGAGAATCGTGGAGGCCTTACTTTGAAAGCCATTGCATAAAGGGAGCAGATAAAAAGATAAGATGCAGGTTATTAGATGACTTTTGGAATAGCAAACTTTCATGGAACGAAGATCATAAACAGTGGGAAGGAATAGATAATGAAACAGGTGCTTTTTGTTGGATAACATGGATGGCACCGGGAAAGGAAGTAAGGCATGGCTCTTAAAAGGATAGCAGGAAAGGGAACGAAAGCAGCAAGACAATGTATTAATTGCAATGAACAGCTTGTCAAAAAGTCATCAGATTATGTAGATAAAGCGGTGTATAGATGTCCTAAATGTGGAAAGAAACAGCTTATATTGATTAAACCTCACAATATAGTCAACACCGACTTCGATTGGTTAAAAAAAATAGAACAGGAGCGTAATCAAAATGGGTATAACAAAGGAAAACACTAGGAGCAATATAGCAAGATTTGAAAAATTAATGGAAGAAGTAAAAGGACCAGGAACAGAACAACTAATGAACTACATAAAAAAGAGCGATTTCTACACAGCACCTGCGTCAACAAAGTATCATTTATCAGTTGAAGGTGGATTATTACAACATAGTCTTAATGTTTACGATTGTCTTATGGATCGAATGACAAAGGATCCATCTGGGGAATATCAATACATAGTCGCAGGGAATACAGTGGCAACGATAGATCATGAAAGTTTAATAATAATGGCACTGCTCCACGATATCTGCAAAACCAACTTTTATACGAAGGGAACAAAGAACCAAAAGACATACGAACCAGAAAAAGTGAAGGCGGCTGAGAGATGGCAGGTCAAGCATGATAATATGGGTGATTTTATATGGGAAACCATAGAAACATATGAAGTAGACGACAAAATTCCATATGGGCACGGTGAAAAGAGCGTCATGATGATAGAAGAGTTCATGAAACTTACTGCGGTCGAGAGATATGCCATTAGATGGCACATGGGGTATACCGACGATGGAAACAAGCTAACACTCGGGCAGGCAATTATAAAATATCCACTAATACTTGCGCTTCATATGGCAGACCAGGAAGCAAGTAGTTTCTTAGAAGAGAATAACGGAAATAAATTCACTAGAGCAGAGAAAGAAGAGTTTCAAGAAGCCGAATCGATTTAGAGTGAGGTGGATAAGATGATTGATTTCAGAGAATTTAAATCCAAGGAAGAGATTATAAAATATTTAAGAAAAACCAAAGATATAACCTGCCCCACCAATGCCAAAGCTGAAAAATGGCTTTACGAAAATATACCACTAGAAAGCTACTACCAAGATAAAATTATGACTTGGTTAAAGGAAAATGTTCCGAAAGCATTTGTTTGGAAAGCTGCTGCTGGTTCATATTCAAGAGGCGGAATACCAGATGTTTGTTGCATAGTGAATGGAAGGTATTATGGATTTGAAGTAAAGCGACCATTCATTGGAGTTCCGAGCAAATTACAGGAGCAGACAATCAAGGCAATAAGAGCAGCAGGGGGAAAGGCTTATTTTGTAGTGTATGCTGAGGAAGTTGCTGAAATCTTGCGACATGAGATTGAATTAATTAAATTATACGGCGATGAAGCGAGTCAGAAAGCAGGTGAAAGCGTATGAAAGTAATTACAGTATGGCAACCATGGGCGCAACTTTTAGCTGAAGGAAAGAAGTACGAGGAAACCAGGTCATGGAAAACGAATTATCGTGGTGAAATACTTATTCACGCAGCGATGAAGTGCCCTTTAGATGGATTACTCATGATGATGAGTGCAGAGACTAGACATTTAGTTTTTAAAGCACTAGGTCGTACTGAAGAAGTTGTAAATTGGAAAGAGACATTTCCAACAGGGGCAATCATCGGCAAAGCAAAACTAACAGATTGTAGGTTAATTGATGAAAATTACAATGAATTTGTTAGAACTCTGTGCCCAGCAGAATATGCATTTGGGGATTTTACCGTGGGAAGATATGCTTGGGTTATGGAAGAAGCAGTGCTATTTAACAAGCCTATACCTGCTGCCGGAAAACAAGGACTATGGAATTGGGAAGGAGAATTGCTATGAAGAAAAATTGGAAGCAGGGAAAATTAGAAACTAAAGAAGAACTCATGTGTACTGCAGAAAAGATGCTCTTAAACTTACCGGTACAATCAATCCTATTTTCCATGGAGACTCAACTTAGAATCCTGGCCGAAAGAGGGATTGAGATAAGAGACTTTGACAATAAAGAAAAGGTAATCAAGCAGATAAGAATGATAGGTGGAAAAGTCTACTTTTTAGCAACTGGAAGCGGAAATAAGACCAAAGAATATTTGGACACTGTTGGACACTTAAGAAAATACAATTTAGAACTTTACAATGAGAATAAACGACTGCAGGAAGAAAACAAGAAACTTAGAAAGCAATTTAAAATTGGAGATGAGGGATAGCAACATGAAGCAAGAAAAACGAACAGAAAATACAAAGAAAAAATCTCCCGAACTTATTAAGTTAGAAGAAGATAAAATACTTTTAAAAAAGTACCTTAGTCAATACTACAGGTGTAAAAATAGAAAAAAGCAATTGGAAGCAAGACTTCAAGACATCAAGGATGAAATTAATGCACCAATAGGTGGAGTTGGATATTCACAAACACCTAGAAGCGTGACAAACAAAGTAGGCGCAGGATCTGCAAGTATTGTCTTTAAGATGGCAGATATCGAAGAGAGAATCATTGAACAGAAAGACATAGTAGCAAAGACCATGATAAAGGTAATGGATATGATCGAGTTTTTATCAGTAGAGTCCACAGAACGCATGATTTTAGAATACCGATACATAGACTGCCTTGAATGGGAACGTATCTCTAGGGAAGCAAGCTTCTCAAGGACAACCTGTAATGACTATTTCAATGCAGGTTTAGAAAGGCTTTTGAAATTTAAGAAAGTACAAAAACTATTATCAGATTACAGCAAGGAGATAGATAATGTTTAGTAAAGACTTAAAAACAGCTTCCAAGCGGCTTGGTTTATTATCATTAATGGCAGGAAGATACATGGATGATGACCAGGACTTTATAATCAAGTACTCTAGAATTACAGAGTGTAGCAAGGATGAAGCAATGGTAGTGTTGGACCAGGTAAAGCTAAAAAAAGTAGACCGAGAATCATTGTTGAACATAGCACTCATGGGATATACGAGCGAAGATATCCGGAGAATACTTAATGATCCTAACAGGGAGTACTTAATATATTTAATACTGAAACTAAGAATTTGTAAGTGACATTATCATTTAGCAAAGGAAAGATTGGAGGTATATGTATGGTAAATTCAGACCATCCCAGATATTTATTAGATGAAGATAGTCTATGTTACGGATGTTATCATTATGATAGCGTAGAAGAAACAGACCCAACAGAAGATTTATCTGATTGCGATATAGACGATAACGGTGGTTATTGTAACTGTAATCAAATGTGCGTAGAAGGAAGTCAACATAAAGAAGCAGAACATATCATTTGACAAAGGAGGGTGAACTTTAAAATGAAAGATATAGCATATGATTCGAGTAGACCGTTAATGAGGTTGGAAAAAGGTGACAAGGCTAAGATTAGGCATACAAAATCTCCTTTTGCAAGAGATAAAGATAAGCAAAAATACAAGGATGTTCAAGCTGGTACATATGAAGCTATTTGTACTGACCCATTTTACTTAGAATGTGCTGAACAACCATTACTAAGTGGAAGATATAATTACTGGATAGGTGATAAATGGGGGTGTTCCGAGGGAGTATATGCAGATGAATTAGGCAACTAAATTAAAATTTTCCGGAAAATTAAAGTCCGTACAAAATCGGACATTGAAATGTGTTATTATGGTATTGTGGATAAGTTAGTAAGAACACGACAGTCATACATAGCCACACTTCCTCCATAGCTAAGAGCATCGTTTACAAGACAGTAGACGGTGCTCTTAGTCTTTTTAAAGAGAGAGAAGACAGGACACAAGGACTGATAAGGGGCATGGAAGCACTGAGAAACGTTGTACCGAGGAGCATAGCGACAAAGGAGAAACTCGAACAGGTGGTCGAGTTTATGCTTAGGTACTACTGACCCCCACACGGGGCCACGGGGCGAGGAAGGCGCGGTATTTCACCCGATATTGATAAAAATAAATTTTGCATTTCGTTACGCTATGGGCGGCATGAGTATATAGGAGGCTTAAGGTTGAAATTTGAAAAAAGGAAATTGAGTGATATAAAACCTGCTGAATACAACCCAAGAAAGAGGTTACAGGCAGGCGACCCAGAATATCAGAAAATTCTAAATAGTATAGTTCAGTTTGGTTATGTGGATCCAATTATTATAAACCGTGACGGAACAATTATCGGTGGACACCAAAGACATACGGTATTAACCGACTTGGGATATGACGAGGTAGATGTAGTCGTACTAGATTTAGATAAGCAAAATGAAAAGGCACTTAATATTGCACTTAATAAAATAAGTGGTGACTGGGATGAAGAAAAGTTAAAAGACCTCCTCTTGGATTTAGATATTGAAGATTTTGATATTTCGCTCACTGGTTTTGAACGCAACGAACTGGAAGAGTTAGTGGAGAAACTTGCTATTCCGGAAGAGGTGTCAGAGGATAACTTCGATGCTGACTGCGCCTATGATGAAATTGAAGAACCAGTATCTAAAAGAGGGGATGTGTGGATATTAGGTAGACATCGTCTAATGTGCGGAGATTCAACATCAATGGAAGACATGGTGACACTGATGAATGGAGAGGTTATGGATTTAGTAATTACGGATCCACCTTACAATGTGAACTATGGAGACAAGGCAGAATATCTAGATGAATACCTAGGAAAAGGTCATAGAAACCAGTCTCATATTAAGAACGACAATATGGACAATGATAGTTTTTATCATTTCCTTTATAATTTTTATAATACAGCTTATGAGAGCATGCGACAAGGTGCGGCAATCTATGTTTTCCATGCAGAGACTGAAGGTATTAATTTTAGAAAAGCATTCGTGGATGCAGGATTAAAACTGTCTCAATGTTTGGTATGGGAAAAGAATACTTTCGTATTAGGCCGTAATGATTACCACTGGAGACACGAGCCGGTTCTATATGGATGGAAAGAAGGAGCCGCTCATTATTTCATAAATGACAGGACACAAGATACAGTAATTCTTGATGATGAGATAGATTTCGATTCTATGAAAAAGCCAGAACTTCTGGCATACATTCAAGAGATACATAGAAAATATTCAAATCAAACGTCTGTAATTTTTGAAAAAAAGCCAATGAAGAATGACATCCATCCAACCATGAAACCAGTTGAACTTGTTGGAAAGTTTATGATTAATTCAAGTAAGCCGGGATGGAATGTTGCTGATTTCTTTGGAGGAAGTGGTTCAACTTTGATGGCAGCAGAACAACTGAATAGAAATGCATTCATTATGGAGATGGATGAAAAATTCTGTGACGTTATCATTAGAAGATGGGAAGAGTACACAGGTCTTAAAGCTGTCAAGTTCGATCCGCTCCAAGGACTTGGGGAGGTGACTTTGTGATATGGCAGAAGAAACAACACAGGCAAAAGGTGGCTCATACTGCAGAACAGAGGTAATAGCTGCATTGTTTGGAGTAACTGTGCGAAGGATTCAACAAATCACTCAAGAAGGAATTATTAGTACGGTCAGCGTTATTGAAGATGGAAAGTCAGTCAAAAGATATGAACTTGTTCCTACAGTTCAGAAATATGTCAAGTACCTTTCAGATAAGGCATATGGAAAATCTAAGTCTGAAAGAGAAATGGAATTGAGGGAACAAAAGCTGGAGGCGGATATTGCACTAAAGGAATCACAAGGTGAATTGCATAGAATTAAAACAGAAATAGCGGCAGGTAAATACATCGATATTGAAGAAGTTAAGATGGATTACAGTCGCTTTTTTGTTATCTTTAAGAAATTTGCATTGTCAATACCTGCACGGCTTGCCGGGAGAATAAGTGGACAGTTAGATCCTTTAGAAGTTAGAGCAATTGAAAAAGACTTATCTAAAGAAATAAATAAATTGTTGAGTAGTTTTGTTGTATCGGGAGTGGTTGAGGAAAAAACAGCAAAGGACAATGATTCCGGTTGAGAAAATATAAGTGTACCAAATACCAAAAAGAGACACTCTCATATCTTAAGCCTCCCGAAGAAATAACAGTATCTGAATGGGCCGAGAAATACCGTAAACTCGATAGCAAAACATCTGCTATGCCCGGACCATGGAGAAACTCAATAACCCCATACTTAGTGGGAGTCATGGATGAATTTAATAACTATGAAACAGAAGAAATTATATTTGTAAAGCCTACGCAGGTAGGTGGAACAGAAACTATGCAAAATATGATTGGATACGTTATTAGCCAGGACCCATCTCCAACAATAGTTGTGTATCCAACGGAAACGCTTGCCGAGAGCATATCAGATAAAAGAATACAACCAATGATTAATGCTAGTAAAATCCTTAAGGAAAAATACGATAAGAATTCACCTAAACTGGAATTAAACTTTGATGATATGTTTTTGAAATTAGTTGGGTCCAACAGTGCATCCGGATTAGCATCGTTTGCTATGAAATATCTTTTCCTAGATGAGGTTGATAAGTTTGCAGGAGCAACAAAGAAAGAAGCGGACTCAGTAAGCTTGGCTGAGGAACGTACCAAAACATTTATCGGAAGCAAAATATATAAGACATCAACTCCGACGCTTAAGACTGGCCTCATATGGAGAGCAAAAGAGGATGCAGATGTTGAAAAGCATTATTTTATACCATGTCCGCACTGTAGTGAGTATATCGAATTGAAAATGAGCAATCTTAAATGGCCCAAAGAAGAAGGCATGAGTATAGCAGACAGGGCAGAATTTGCACACTATGTCTGCCAGGAATGCGGTTGTATTATTACGGACCAAGAGAAACAGCAGGCGGTTAAAAAAGGTCATTGGCAGGTAGTAAAACAGAAAACTCAGTATGTAAGAAAAGTAGCATTTTGGATTAACACCCTTTATTCGCCTTTTGTTCGTTTTTCAGAAGTTGCAAAGAAGTTCATGGAATCAAAGGATGATCCGGAGAAATTCCAAAACTTTGTAAACTCATGGCTCGCTGAACCATGGGAAGATACAAAACTAAAGACCAGTGCTGAATTAGTATTAGAGCGGCAAACCGATCTAGAAGAGTTCGTAGTACCACAAGATGCAAAAATACTAACAGCAGGTGTTGACGTGCAGGAAACAAGTTTATACTGGACGATTCGTTCATGGAGCAATTTTCTCACGAGCCAGAACATTGCACATGGTCAAGCGTTCTCATTCAGAGAAATAGAGAACATCATGAATTTAGAGTATAGAAAACCGGACAATACACCGATGATAGTAAACCTTGTACTGATTGACTCTGGTAATGACACGGACTCTGTATATGACTTCTGTGCAAACAACTCTGATTGGGCACTCCCGGTCAAGGGTTCATCTAGCCCGTTATTGTCACATTATAAGATAAGTAAGGTCAATAAAACCGATTCCAAAGCATATGGGATGCAATTAGTTATTGTAGATGGTGGTAAATACAAAGATATGATTGCAGGACGTATGAGAAGAAAAAACGGAAGAGGTTCATGGATGGTATACAAAGGATGTGATCAGGAATACGCTGAACAAGTTACTGCAGAACATAAAATTAATGTGAAAACAGGAAATGGAACTGTAAGGCAAGAATGGGTTCCTAAAACATCCCACGCAGACAACCACTACCTCGATGCAGAGGTATATGCATTAGGAGCAGGTGACGTACTCGGAATCAGATATATGCATTTAGAGGATGAGCCGGACGAACCTGCACCACGAGAAGAAGAACAGCAAACTCCTGAAGAAAAATGGATAAGCGAAAACGAGTCATGGGTAAAAGGAAGGTGATAAGGCATGCAAGATTTGACCCCGAAAGAAATGTTGGCAGAAGTTAATAAAGCGATAGCAACCGTTCTTATAGGTGGCCAGTCATATAAAATAGGATCCAGGCAGTTAACTAGAGCGGATCTGGGATTACTAAAATCATTAAAAAATGAACTGACTGCACAAGTAGCCTCCGAAGAAGAAAGCAATATATTCAGTGATGCTGTAGTTGTAGTATTTGGAGGGAGGTAAAATGATTGAGTTGGATTGATAATGTAATTGGTTTTGTATCGCCAGAGTGGGGATATCGAAGAGAAGCATGGAGACAATGCTTGGAAGAGATGAAAAGCTATGACGCAGGAGACTATAGTCGACTTAACTCCAACTGGAAAGTATCAAACGATTCTGCAGAAATAACGGATCGTTACAGCCGGGATAGCATAAGAGCCAGAACGAGAGATCTGGAACGAAATTCTGATATGATGAATTCTGTTATAGGAGCATACAAAAGGAATATAGTAGGAGGATCATATACTTTACAGGCAAGGACCCAAGACCCGGAGTTAAATAAGCAAATAGAAAAATACTGGAAGCAATGGTGTAAGAAGAAAAACTGCGACGTTACTGGAACTCAAAGCTTTAATCAAATATTAAGAATGGCTATAGAGCGTAAAAAAGTAGACGGCGGAATGTTATTCCACAAGGTATATACAAGCGATGGAGTAGTACCATTTAAGTTACAATGTCTTGAAGTTGATGAATTAGACACATCGCAGATGGTACCTAAGACACAAGGAAACAAAGTCATTGGTGGAATTGAATTAAATTCATTTAATAAGGCTGTTGGATACTGGATAAAGCAATACAGTCTTGATGGTTTTTCTTTGCAAACTCCAATATATGTGGAAGCAAAAGACATCATATTTTATTTTACCAAGAAACGGCCATCACAAGTAAGAGAAATGTCTGACATGAGTCCGACCATCACAAGAATCCGTGATGTAAATGAGTTTATGACCGCCGTATCCGTAAAGGAAAGAATAGAAGCTTGCCTCTCTGTATTTATAAAAAGACAGACACCTAGTGGAACAATTGGTAGAAATGTATCAATGGATAACAAGTACGATTACAATAATAAGACGTTGGTGCCTGGAACGATAAAGTATTTAAACCCAGGTGATGATGTTGTAACGGTTAATCCAAATGGACAAGCGACCGATGCAACAACCTTTGTAAAACTTCAGCAAAGGCTTATAGGAGCAGGTCAAGGTATCAGTTACGAAGCAACAGCAAGAGATATGTCAGAAACAAATTATGCATCTGCTAGACAAGGCTTAATAGAAGATGATCTGACATATGCGGAAGACAAAGAACTGCTACAGGAAATAATGGATGAAATCTATGAAACGTTTGTCATATCTGCATACCTTAGTGGATTAATTTCCTTTAAGGATTTCTGGAATAAGAAAGAAGATTATATGACACATGAATGGATCCAGGCACCTAAACGATGGATTGATCCTGCTAAAGAATCAAATGCAAATAAGACAGCACTAAGTACAGGGCAGAAAACATTCCAACAAATTTCCGCTGAGAATGGTCGAGATTGGCAAGAGCAGGTAGATGATATGGTAGAAGTTATCGAATACGGTAGAAAACAAGGAATTGAGTTAGGAGGTGTAATATTTGGAAAAACAGCACAAGAGCTTGGAAATGAGACAGGCTCATACCAAGGAAGCGGAAAGCAAACTGAAAAAAAGAACAAAAAGTAATCAGTTTACAAGAGACATCGGAATCTCATCGCTTAGAGCCATGGAAGGCGAAGGGAATGAACGAAAGTTTATAATTAGCTTTTCTAGTGAGGAACCATATGACAGATGGTTCGGAAGTGAGATACTGGATCACTCAGAAGGATGTGTCGACTTAACAAGACTTTCTGAAATAGGCTGTGTTTTATTCAACCATAAGCGAGATTCCGTTATTGGAAAGATTAATCGCGTTTGGATTGAAGAAAGTCGTGGTTGCGCTGAGATTGAGTTTGATACCGATGAGGAATCAGAAAAAATATATCAAAAAGTTAAGAGTGGAACATTAAAAGGTGTATCAGTAGGATACAGAGTAGATGCGTGGGAAGAGGTAATGCCAAACAAGAAGTCAGCTGATGGAAGGTTTTCAGGACCGGCAGACATTGCAAGAAAATGGACTCCTTTTGAGGTGTCTATAGTATCAGTACCCGCAGATCCTACAGTAGGAGTAGGAAGAGATATGGAAGATATAGCCTGTATTGAAGATAGGGAAAAGCCAGAAAAAGTAACGTCTGGTCGTTCACTTTCATTTTTCGAATGGCAACTTCAAATAAACAAAAATAAATCATTTACAGGAGGTAAAATTTAATGGGAGCAAAGGAAAGAAGAGATCAAGCAATGGCCCGTCAGCAAGAAATTATAAATACTGCAAGAACAGCCAACCGTGATCTAACACCAGAGGAACAGACTGAATTAAATAATTTACAAAGAGACATCGAAACTGCAAATACAGAGATTGAGAACGAAGCAAGAAGTGCTCAAAATCAACAACAGGCATCTGATGCAGTAGCGGCAGAGAGACAAAGAATTGCAGAAGTAAATACGCTTTGTCGTGAGTTCGGTGTGGACGCTACAAAATATATCAACAATGGTACATCTTTATCAGATGTAAGAGCAGCAGTCCTTAACCATTTAAGACAAAACAACTCACCAATTGCTACGAGAGGTACAGGAGAAGCAAATGTAACGGCAGATGAACAGGATAAATTCCGTGCTGCAATGGCTGATGCATTAGTAATGCGTGGTGGTGTTGCAGTTGAGAAACCGGCAGACGGTGCTAGGGAGTTAATGGGCATGAGTCTTCGTGATATTGCTATCGAAACTATGCAAAGAGAAGGAGAGACAGGTCTCAACAGGCGTTCTAGTGATGAATTATATACAATGCTTACAAGAGCATTTTATAATCCATCTGCTGCATTTCCTACTATCATGGATACAGCTATTAATAAGGCTTACGTAGAAGGACACAGGACAGTTCCAGTAACCTTTGATAAGTGGACAAAGAAAGGGACATTAAAAGATTTTAAGACCCATGACAACAATTACTTGGCAGGACCTGCAGGAGAATTCCTTGAAGTTCCAGAAGGTGGGGAATTGAAGCATGATAAACCTAGCGACGAGAAACGTCCGACTAGAAAATTGAAGACCTATGGTCGCCAATTTACAATGACTAGACAGGCATTTATCAATGACGACATCGACTTCTTGTCTAAAATCCCTGCTAAATACGCAGCGTCTGCAAGAAAGACTCAGAATAAGCAAGTATACGAAATCTTAATCAAAAACCCTGCAGTTTACGATGGTGTGAAATTATTTAGCACCGCACATAAGAACGTGCTTGCAACAGGAACAGGAATTACACAAGTAGCAGTTCAAAACATGTTCATGGCTCTGCAAATGCAAACTGATGAATTCGGCGAAGCCATCATCATCCGTCCTACATACATAATTGTTCCAGTAGGTTACAGTTTTGATATGTATACATTATTCTACTCACAGACCATCAATACTAGTGGAAATACACAATCAACTAACCCTCTATACAGATACCGTGAAATGATTGAAGTAATTGAGGATCCAACCATTAACGTACTTTGCAAAAACAACGCGATGCCTTGGTTTGTTGTAGGTGATAAATCTGACACAGACTTCATCGAAGTTGATTATTTGAACGGTCAAGAGATTCCTACCATTAGAAGAATGGAGACACCTGGAACATTAGGTTTTGTATGGGATATTTATCTTGACTGGGGCATCAGTGTAATGGATTGGCGAGGAGCAGTTAAGAATCCTGGAATCCCTCTCACTTCACCATTGGCGTAAATATTGAAAGGAGGAAATTTAAATGAGTAAAGCAACGTTTTGGCAAAGAGGAGAGACTCTTGATTATAAAAATACAACTGCTGCTGTAATTGAAGAAAATACGATTATCGAAATCGGAACTAGGATTGGTATCACTGGAACATATATAAACCCAAATGAAGTTGGTTCTCTGCATGTAGTCGGTGTGTTTGAAATGCCAAAGGTAGCAGCAGAAGCAATCACCATGGGAGCAGCAGTTTATTTTGATGGATCAGCCATCACAACTGTAGCAACAGACAATACGCCTGCAGGATATGCTGCAGCAAGCGCAGAAGCAGCAGACACAACAGTCCTTGTAAAGCTACTCGGATAGGAGGCATTTATGAAGAAATTAATAGCATTAACATTTGTTTTATACCTGTCTCATCAATACAAACCAGGTGATGAATTACCTGCAAACAACCAGGAGATGGTAGAGGCCTGGGTAGAAGCAGGAAGTGCTATCTGGAAAGATGTATCCACCGAAGAGAAGGGTACTGCGAAAGCAAAGCCTGCTACTGCACAGGCAGGGCAAACAGGAACCGCAATACCTGCAGAGGGTGAAGATAACCTGGCAGGTAAAGTACCGGAAACACTTGCAAGGAAGAAAACGAAATAGTGTCATTTAAAGATATTGTGCAGGAAGATAGAAAAAGAGTTTTTCTAAACTTAGATGAGTTTGGCGATACACATACTATCGATGGCAAAGAAATGACCGTCATTGTGGACAATAACGAAATGCTCGAAAGAGAAAAGCGGTATAAGGTTCATGATGACGGTATTTTTATAAGGCAGGTTTTGATTTATGTACTAGAAGAGGACTTCGGGCCGCTGCCTGCAATAGGTAGGCTTTTGAAGCTGGATAACAAACCATTTAGAATCACAGACGCTATTAATGAAGATGGGATATATTCCATCTCACTGGAGGCGAATAAGAGTTGATAAAAGCAGAAGTTGATAAAGGTACGCTAAAAGCCATTGAAAATAGACTAGATAAAATGTCAAACAAAGCACCAATGGTCATGAAACAGGCAATCAATGAGACTGCAAAACAGGCTAGAATACAGTTAGCAAAAACAGCACAGAAACAGTATTCAATTAAGACTGGTCGTTTTAATAAAGCAATGGAAATTAAGAAAGCAGCTGTTTCAAGACCGGAAGCGATTATCAGGGCAACTGGTGAAGTTTTAGAAATAAAAGAGTTTAAAATTTCACCGAATAAATATACCACCGGAGCAAGCAGACCTAATGTTACAAAGGGTAAGGTTTATAGGAACGGAAGTCTTAAGAAATTGCAGAAGGGCAACCTAAAAGCATTTGTGTCAAAGTTTAAGAATGGTCACGTTGCAGTTGTTCAGAGAGTGCCTGGTAAGAAAATGAAAAGCGATCCGAAAAAAGATTTTATTAAAAAGCTTCTTAGTCCATCAATTCCTAAAATTTTAGGAAATGAAGAAAAGGTATTCGGAATTGTGGAACCAGACATTAGTAAAAATTTAAAATTGAATTTAGAGAAATATACATTAAGAGCACTGGGGGAATGATGAATGACTGCATTTGAGTTACAAGATGATTTGAAAAATGAATTAGAAAATATATTTAAGGATTTTTTATTACATACACCATTTACGGATGATGCAGGAAATTCAAAACTGGAAGTGCCTAATATATTTGAACAGGATCTCCCGATAAGAGAAGATGATGACCAGGTGGATGATCCCTACCCATTCATCATCGTTAGAGTAGAGTCGGGCAAGATGGCAGGAGAATTATCACATGAAGTGAAAATACGAATGGTGATAGGAGTATTTGATGAATCTACAGAACGACAAGGTCACAAAGATATATTAAATATAATTCAAAAAATATATGATCGATTTACGAAGAACCCAGTGCTTGCAAACAAATATATCATGAAAGATGACGAACAAAATCCATTTTTATGGGCACTGCAGGATGAAGATAGTTATCCGTACTATTTTGGAGCTATTGAGACGACATGGGCAACAACAGCTATTAGAAGGGAGAGCGAATTCACATGAGTACAAAGAAAACAAGCGATACCGAAGTAAAGACTGAAGAAACAGTACTAAAAAATACAGAGCAATCAGTTCCAACTTCCGTTGCAAAGCCAATGAACATTAAAAAGAAAACACAAAAGCAAGTTTATGTCGGGCCGACAATCGCAGGGGTGGCAGTTCAGTACACCATCTATAACAACGGTCTACCGACAATACTTAAGGCAGCAATCGCGGAAAATCCAGCTATAGGAAGCTTAGTAGTACCTATTTCAAAATTGGCCGAAGCAATGAAAGCAATTAATACTAAACAAGGTGCTATGCATATCCAATATGAGAATGTAAAGCAATTTAAACCTAAGAAGGGAGAGTAACATATGACTTACAATCATGGAGTTAGGGTTCAAGAAAATCCAACTAGTCTGCCAGCTCCAAGAGTCTCAGTGTCTGCACTTCAAGTTGTATTTGGTACAGCACCAATTAATTTAGTATCAGATCCAGGAGCAGCGGTTAATAAATTGATGCTTGTTCATGATATGGATGAGGCAAAAGAGAAACTTGGATATAGCGACGATTTCACAAACTACACATTATGCCAGAGTATGGATGCATGCTTTCGAATTTTTAAAATCTCACCGGTTATTTTTTGCAATGTTTTAGATCCAGTTGTCCATAAAAAATCAGTGGTAGACGCAACATATCCGGTTAAAGATTTACAGGCAATCGTAAATATTAAAGGGCTCTTATTAAACTCTTTAGTGGTAAAAAATGAAACGGTAACATTGATGAATGGAGAAGATTATTTAACTTCATTTGATGATGATGGATATGCCGTAATTACATTACTTTCTACCGGACAAGCAGCTGCTGCGGTTAGTTTAAATGTTAGTGGAGACAAAATAGACCCAAGCATGGTAGACTCTGCAGACATAATCGGTGGCTTAGATACCGAGACCGGAAAAGAAACCGGTCTAGAGTTAGTTAGACAAGTTTACCCAAGATTTAATTTAGTTCCAAGACTTTTATTAGCACCAGGATGGTCGCACGATCCACTAGTTGGTGCAGCGATTGCAGCAAAGACAAAAAATATTAATGGAGTTTTTTCCTGTGAAAATATCTTAGATATTGATTGCACCGCAACCGGAGCAACCAAGTACACTGACGTTGCAACTGAAAAAGAGACAGCTGGATATATCAATGAGAATTCCATTGTTTTATGGCCACAACTCAAAATCGGCTCTAAGCATTATGCATATTCAGCAATTTACGCAGCAATGGTAGGTGATACTGACGCAGACAATGACGATATTCCTAATCTATCTCCATCTAATAAATTATTAAAAGTGGATGGTGCGGTTTTAGCAGATGGAACTGAAGTAATGCTGGATGTCCAACAAGCAAACGTTTTAAATGCATCGGGAATCGTTACAGCAATTAATGCAGGAGGATGGAAGGCATGGGGGAATAACACAGCATGTTATCCAATCAACACAGATCCCAAGGACAGATGGATAGCATGTCGTCGTTTCTTTACATGGTGGTCAATTGAATTTATTTTAACTTATTTTGAAAAAGTAGATAATCCTGCAAACTTTAGGTTAATCGAAGCAATCTGTGACGCAGAAAATATAAGAGGAAACAGCTTAGTATCACAAGGCAGATGTGCAGGAGCAAGAATTGAATTCAACGCAAAAGATAATCAAATCGGCGATATCTTAAATGGAAAAATTCAATTCAAGCAGTATTTGGCACCATATACACCAGCGGAGGATATTCTGAACGTTATAGAATTTGATCCTACAATGATAATGGCAGCACTAGGAGGTGAATAGACATGTCAGCAGCAGGTATTCCAGAAGTAATCCATAGTTATAATGTTTACAAAACCGGAAACCAATTAATCGGACTTACTGGAGAGGTTACACTACCAGATTTCGATGCCATGACAGAAACAGTAAGTGGAGCAGGTATTTTAGGAGAGTATGAAGAAGTAATAATCGGTATGTTCGGAAGCATGGAGCAGGAAATTCCATTCCGTGTATTAGACGATGATATCTTCACATTAATGAACCCAACAAAAGTATTGGATCTTACACTTAGAGCATCGCAGCAATTTACAGAGAAGAGTTCCGGTGCAATTGATCACAAAGGAATTAGAATTGTTGTTCGTGGAAAACAAAAAAACTTTAAACCAGGTAAGATGCAGAATGGTTCTCAAATGGACGCATCAGTAACAATTGAAGTCGTCTACATAATGATTGAAATTGGCGGTATTCAAAAAATAGAATTAGATAAATTGAATTTCGTTTATAAAGTTAATGGAGTTGACTTATTAGAGAAAGTGAGGAAACAGTGCTAATGGAAAAGAAAAAAACGGAGATAACAGAAATCCTTGATACTGATGGAGAAGTAATCGAAAATGAATACTTAATCGTTTTTAGAAAGCCTTATAAATTTGATGACGAAGAATATAAGCAAATCGATTTAAGCGGGCTTGATGATTTAAGTGCAGCAGATATGATCTCAGCAAACAAGATTATGGAACGTTCCGGTTCAACTTCATTCCTCCCAGAAATGTCTCTGCAATATGCATGCATTATCGCAGCTAAAGCAACAAAGCTACCAGTTGAGTTTTTTAATGGGTTACACCCAAGGGAAGCTATCAAGGTAAAGAATAAAGTAGTGTCTTTTTTCTACGGACAGGACTAAGTCCTGCAGACGGAGAACAAATTCGAAAATTAACAATACGACTATCACTAACCCTTAAGACAGGTCTTGATTATATACAGGACCTGTCTATTTTTGAGTTAAGAGAAGTGGCAAAGGAGGTGGCGGACATTGGCAAAGAGCAAAGAGTTAGAACTGGCAATAAAAATCGCAGGTGAAGTAGAAAAATCATTTATGAATAGCACAAAGCTTACTAAAAAAGAATTGCAGAGTATTGCCAGAACTGCTGCCCAAACCTCTTCTGGTATTAAGAATACATTTAGTGGCGGTATTAATGAACTAAATGGAGTTTTTGATGCTATGTCGTCTGGTGCAAAGAAAGCATTTGATAAAACAGTAAAAGCGGCAACATTGGCTGCAGCAACCATTGCAGGAGTGGCGACAGCTGCTATTGTTGTAGGCTCTGGATTTGAAAGTGCTTTTGCAGGAGTGAAGAAGACTGTAGATGCAACTGATGCTGAACTGGAACAATTAGAAAAAAGTATAAGAGATATGGCTAAGAATATGCCAATGACAGCCGAAGAAATAGCAGGTATAGCAGAAGCAGCCGGACAGTTAGGTATAGAGACAGCTAATATTGCAAGCTTTACAAAGACAATGGCTGACTTAGGAGTAGCAACAAATCTTACGAGTGAAGATGCTGCAACGCAATTCGCACGGTTTGCCAATATTACAGGAATGTCGCAGAATAACTTTGACCGTCTTGGTAGTTCCGTCGTTGCACTTGGTAATAACCTTGCAACGACGGAATCTGAAATCACCGCAATGGCAATGAGACTTGCCGGAGCCGGCTCTCAAGTTAACATGAGTGAATCACAGATACTTGGATTCGCGGCTGCTTTATCATCCGTAGGAATAGAAGCCGAAGCCGGAGGTAGTGCCTTATCAAAGGTAATGGTAAATATGCAGTTGGCCGTTGAAACGGGTTTGCAATCATGGGAAGAGTTAGAGAGTGAAATGAAAATATCTGGTGTTACCATGATGGATTTAAAAAATGCACTTAATGTTGGTGGAAACTATCTTAAAAAGTTTGCAATGCGTACAAACTATTCAGCATCTCAACTTAGATCTATGTACAAAGAAGCAGAAAAAGGTGTTGGTGGACTAGAAGATTATGCAAAAGTTGCTGGAATGACTGCAAGAGAGTTCCAAGATGCATTTAAAAAGGACGCGGCAGGAGCAATGATTTCATTCATTACTGGGTTGAGCAACGTAGAAAGAAATGGAATGAGTGCTATTGCTGTATTGGATAGCATGGATATAAAAGAAGTCCGACTAAGGGATACTTTGCTAAGAGCATCCAATGCAGGTAATTTATTTGCTGATTCATTAGATATTGCAAACGGAGCATGGGAAGAAAATAATGCATTAACCAATGAAGCCGCACAAAGATATGCTACATTTGAAAGTAAAATTGAAATATTTAAAAATGTATTAAAGGACTTAGGAATTAGTATATATCAAGACCTTCGTGAACCGTTAGCTTATGGTGTTGGTGCTGCAACGGAATTTGTTAAATCATTTGCAGGAAAGGTTGATAGCAAAAATGTAATAGGAGATTTAGTGAAATCATTTACAAGGAAATTGCCAACAGCTATCCGAAAAGTAAAAGAATTTAATGCTGCATTTTTGGACTTTGCAGATCCACTATTAAAAGTAGGGAAATGGTTAATCCAAAACCCTAATGTAGTGGTGTCTACAATAGCAGGAATCGGAGCAACGATAGCATCGTATAAGGTAGCACAAAGGATAAATTCTTTGGTCAAAGGATTTACATCATTAGCCGGAGTACTAACAAATCCATTTGCAGCAACGATATTCGCGGTAGGCTTAGCAATAGGTGGTGCTGCAGGTCTTGCAGTATACATAAATAATTTGAATAAAGAGATGGCAAAACAGAACCTCGCAGAGCATTTCGGAGATATTGCACTTTCAATGGAAGAACTCGAAGAAGCTGCAAAGCATATTGTCGGAACAAATTATTTCGGCCAGATAGAAAACTTAATGTCGTCCAAAGATCTATCAGAAGGTTTTCTAAGGGCAATCAGAGAATCTACAGATGAAATAAATAAGACACATTGGAAGTTGGCTGTAGGATTAGAGATATCGGATAATGATCTTGCGAGTTACGCGGATTCAGTAACACAATATGTACAAAACGCACAGGATTATATTACTAATCAGGGATACACAGTAGAAATAGCAACGAAATTATTATTGGGTACCGGTGGGTCCAGCGATGCTTTGAATGCGGAGAACAATGCTTTTTATGCGGAACTTTCCACACATGTGTCAGAGCTAAGCGAGGAACTTAGCAAGATAATGTCAGAAGCGTTAGAGAGCGGATTGACAATAGATACAGAGAAAAAGGTGGCAGAGCTGCTCTCGCAAATCGATGAAATAACTACAGCAGTATCTCAGGCTGAATCTAATGCAAGGCTGCAGGTAATAGAAGCCAAGTTCTCTGGCAAAGAATTAGACGCAGAGACATTCCAAAACTTACAAGCGGAAATAGCAAGCTATACAGGTTCAGTAATTGAGGGAGCAAACCTAGCGTTACAAGAATCTTTAAAATCAATTAATGCACAACTAGACCTTGGATATATAACACAAGCTGAATATGACACTAAATATGACGCATATATGCAAGGGTATTATCAAACGCAGGCAGATGCAATTCTAAAAGGCAATGAATTCATGAAAAATACCATTATGGATACATACGGTAGTGAAATAGAGCCGGCCATAAAAGCGGTAGAAGAATCCATAAGTAAAAATATTAGCGAAATCATGACAAATGATAATTGGTGGAATACCTATTCAATGCCGCAGGATTGGGCTAATGGACTGAATAATGTATTACTAGAAGCAATGTATTCTACAGACTTAAGTAAAGCTGCTAAAAATGCTATTTCAATGCTAGTTGAAGGAATGGCTCCAAATCAAGAGCAGCTTGAAAACTTGGCAAAACAAATCAAAGCTACAGGTGGAATCGTACCGCAGGGAATAATAGATGCAATGACTGATACAGAAACATATGCTGCCATAACAGGATCCGAAGACGAACTATGGAAGAAAATTGGTTTTGCACTTGGAGAAAGTAAAGAATACTCAACCGTAATCGAAACGGCAGCACAACAGGGTGGTGGGATATCACAAAGTGCAATTGATGCCATGAGAGAAAAACAACCAGAAGCAGAACAAACAGCAAGGGATTTACTTGACTCAATGAAAAATGCCATGGGTGAAGGGTTCGATGTATTCGTACCAATCGGAGTAACATATAAAACCACAGCTGACTATATCAAAAATGGAAGAATTCCAGGATATGCATCAGGCGGTATTATTACAGAGCCTACATTGGCCACATTTGCTGAAAAGGTACCTGAAGCAGCGATACCATTAGACGGATCCAATAGTTCAATAGGATTATGGAAAACAGTCGGTAAATTACTAGGCGTTTATTCCGGAAGCAGCAACGAAGAAAGCTTCGGGTCACTAGCTGGAGGAACTCAAGAAAGACCGGAAAGCTTTAAATCACTACTGGATAGAATTCTGGGAAAACAAAGTAATAGTAGTGGTAGTAAAACAACAGGAAATGGTAGCATAGTTTACAGTCCAGTTTTAAATTTTTATGGTGGAACCCCAAGCAAGGAAGATATAGTAGACGCAGGACGAATTTCGCAAGACGAATTCGATGAGAAAATGGAATACTGGATATCGCAAAATGACCGATTAAGCTTCGAATAAAAGGTGGTGGGAATATGGCATACAAAACAATCCAGGGGGATACTTGGGATATAATAGCCAAAAAGATATATGGAAAAGAAATATATGCCGATTTTTTAATGACTAACAACTTTAAGGAGCTGGATAAATTCGTATTCCCGGAAGGAATCATCCTTAATACTCCGGACTTACCAGAGGAAAAGGATGATGACCTGCCGCCATGGAGGGATTAGAATATGAGTAATCCAAGAAAAGCAAATGTATCAGTTCAATATAACGGAAAAAACATAACAACAAAATTAACGGATTATTTGTCTTCTTTTAGTTACACAGATGTAGCGTCCGGAGAGAGTGACTCAATAACTTTTAAATTAAGTAATATTGATAAGCGCTGGATAACCACTTGGCTACCAGTAAAGGGAGATAAGATAATAGCAAATATCATCACACAGAATTGGAGCAAGGATGGTGACAAAAAGACATTTAAATGCGGTAGCTTTACAATCGACGATTTAAGTTTCTCTGGACCGCAATTGTCAGGAAATATAGGGGCAGTGTCTATACCGGCAATGGAAAGTTTTAAAGCAACAGAAAGAACAAAGACATGGAAGTCGGTAACAATAGAGTCTATTGCTATCGAGATTGCAAAAAGGTCTAAAATCAAATTAATTTACACAGCAGGAAATATAAAAATTAATTCGATAGAACAATCAAACCAGACTGATTGTTCTTTTTTATATGAACTATGCGAATCTTATGGTTTGGCAATGAAGGTATATTCAGATAAAATCGTTATATTTGACGAATCAACATACGAAAATAAAAAATCAGTAGTTACAATAAAAGCAAGTGAACTTTTAACCTGGAATTATAATACTAAATTAACACGGACGTATACAGGAGCTGAAATAAAATATACTAATGCAAGCACGGATAAAGACATCAAGATAAAAGTCGGTACAGGTAATCGAATTTTAAAGATAAATGAAAAAGCAGACAATTTAAAAGATGCTGAATTAAAAGCCATGGCTAAAGTCAACAATGCAAATAAAAAAATGACTACGATGAAAATAACGATAAAGGCAAACACAAAAATAGTCGCGTCATCCAACATCAGAATTAGTGGACTAGGAAAATTAGACGGAAAATATGCAGTTGATAAAGTGACGCACACAATAGGAACCGGATATACAATGAAATTAGATTTAAGATTGATACAAAACAGAATTGGAGATAATACTGGCAAAACATCAACCAGTGGCGGAACGGAATACACCATAGTCCGGGGTGATACATTATGGGATTTAAGCAAAAAACATCTCGGTTCCGGAGAAAACTATATGCAGATCTATAATGCCAATAAGGAAATAATTGAAGCAGCCGCCAAAAAGCATGGCCTCACAAATTCAAGCAACGGATATTACATTTATCCAGGCACTAAAATAATAATACCATCTTAAGGAGGAAGTGTATGGCAGATAATATTCGAGTAGGGAGAATATCGAGCATAGATTACAGCCGGGGAATGGTTCGTGTAGTTTATGCGGATAAAGACGATTCGGTAACCGATGAACTCCCCGTATTAAATTTAAATGGGGAATACAAAATGCCGAACATAAACGAGATGGTTCTAGTGCTACATTTATCCAACGGATCCACGATGGGTATCGTAATGGGAACGTTTTGGAGTAATAGCAATAAACCAGCGGAAACAGGCAAAGGCATATATAGAAAAGAATATGGCAGTACACCAGGAGAATCTTATATCAGATATGATTCTGAATCAAAAATCATGATTGTGAAAGCGGATACCGTGCAAATCCAGACGACCAAAGGAACTACAGATTTATAGGAGGGGATATGAATGGCCAAGATTGGTAGTCTTGGAAAAACGATTATTTTCAGTACCAGCGATAAAAAAATATTAACCTTTTCCGATTTAACACAGACGGTAACCGGAAGATGGGCAACACATGAACGAATTCAGAAAAAGCCGCAATCTGAATTTTTAGGACCAGGACTAAGAAACATTACCTTTAAGATTACATTAAATGCAGCACATGGTGTAAAACCAAGAAAAACAATGGAAGCTATGGAAAAAATGGTTGAAAAAGGAACCGTGGAAAACTTTGTCCTTGGTGGAAAAAGAATCGGAAAATACAGATGGAAAATGACGTCGCTTAGTGAAACATGGGACACGGTAATGAATAAAGGAGAGTTGGTGAAGGCAACCGTTTCTATAACATTAGAAGAATATTTGTAAAGGAGGAACAGCATGTTAAAAATGGAAAAACCAATTATTGCTTTTGACTACACCGGGGCAGAGGCAGAGGAAATATTGAGAAATTTAACAACATTATATGGAACCCATGCAGGAAGCGTTCCTCTGGATCGAGAACTCGGATTGGATCAGGAGTTTATGGGGTATCCTATAGCCGTCGCAGAAAACATGATAGCCCTAGAAATAACTGAAAAAACAGAGATATATGAACCTAGGGCAGAAGTTGAAGAAGTAACATTTCAAAGCGTTCCTGATAAGGGATTAATTATTCCAACTGTAAGAATAACAAGATCCGATGCTGATGTTATAGAGGGAGAAGGTGAATGAAAATGGAAAATACAACGAATCTACTTGATAATCTCCCGGATATTTCATTTATTGATAACGCTTCCCTGGAGGATGTTTTGACCGAAATGATAAACAATTACCAGAAGAAATACGAAGAAATAACCGGAAAGAAAATAGTTCTGGCCAAAGCGGATCTAAACCGAATAATATTAAATGCTTGTGCAATACAAATTTATCAGGGCTACCAATACATAGACAGATCCGGTAAACAAAACCTTTTGAAATATTCATATGGTAATTTTTTAGAAAACCTTGGAGCATTAAAAGGTGTACCAAGAAATCAACCACAATCGGCAAAAGTACCAATAAGATTTGCGCTTTCAGAAGCAAGACCATCAGTCGTAGTAATACCAGCTGGAACAAGAGTTTCAGCTGGTGTGGTAATGTTTGAGACAAAGGAATACAATGAAATACCACCAGGAGAGATGTCTATTGAAATCACAATGGAATGCACACAGAGTGGTGAAATAGGTAACGGATTTCTAGCAGGAGAAATTACAACGTTAGTAGATCCAATTCCATACGTTGGTACCGTTGCAAATACCGAAACAAGCAGCGGCGGCAGCGAAATAGAATCTGATGAGAAATATGCAGAGAGAATATTCCTGGCACCAGCAGGCTACAGCGTGGCAGGCCCAGAAGATGCATACATCTATTGGACAAAGACATATAGTCCGAAGATTACTGATGTTAAAGTCACAGTACCCAGTGCATGCGTAGTAGATATTCGATTTATTTTAGAAAACGGCGTGATACCAGACGAAACAATAATACAAGGATTGGAGGAATTTTTAAATGATAAAAAGAAGAGACCTCTAACAGACAAGGTTAATGCCGCAGTTCCAGACATAACAGAATATGCAATCGACTTAACCTATTACATAAACATGAGCGATGTCAGTAAAGCAATAAGCATTCAGACAAAGGTAAATGAAGCGGTGGAAGCCTATAAGAATTGGCAAAACAGTAAGATAGGCCGAGACATTAATCCATCCGAACTTATAAAATTAATAATGACAGCCGGAGCAAAAAGAGTGGTAATAACGTCACCGGTTTATACAACTCTGGCAGATACAGCTGTTGCAAAACTAACGACACAAACGATTACGTATGGAGGTCTAGAAGATGATTAATTTTTATGAAAGCCAAATCATTGACATACTTCCGGAAAATCTAAAGACAGCACCGGATGTCCAGGCATTAAGCTATGCAGTTATGAAAGCAAACCAAAAGCTTCAGAGCTATGCATTAAGAACTATGATATATGCAGCAATTCAAGAGATGCCAAATAATATACTAGACACTTTGGCCATAGAACTGCGAACGCAATATTACAGACAGGACATGGATCTTGAAACAAAAAGACAGGTGATACAAGAAACAATACAATGGTATATTTACGCTGGTACACCTTACGCAGTTGAAAAGTTAATTACTGCAGTTTTTAAAACAGGAGAAGTAGTGGAATGGTTTGATTATGGTGGAGAGCCTGGTCACTTTAAAATAACAACAGAAAATCACAATATAACCGGAGATGCACTGGTTACTTTTAATTCTATTATTGAACGTGTAAAAAGAAAGAGTTCCATATTAGATACAGTTGAAATAACATTAAGTGCATATATGAGTACTTACTATGGAGCAGTTTTACATACCGGCGATTACATCTCAATAAGACAGGAGGGATAATTTATGAGTTTTAGTACTTTACTATTTACTGAAAAAGGTCGCGCTCTGCAGGCAAAAGCATTGGCAGGTACGGCATTAAAGTTTACTAAAATTGCTATGGGTTCTGGAACATTAGGAAGTCAATCGCAGGTCGCACTAACTTCACTAATAGAGCCAAAAGTCACATTAAACATAACAGAAATCAAGCGAGATTCGAACTATGCGACAGTAAGAGGAGTATTCAACAATGCAGATATTAGTGCCGGATTCTATTGGAGAGAACTTGGAATATTTGCTCAGGACCCGGATATAGGTGAAATACTATATTGTTATGCAAATGCAGGAACGTTGGCGGAGTATATACCACAACAGACTTCTGAAATAATAGAAAAGGTTGTTAGTATATCTGTAATAGTTGGGGATGTAGCGAATGTGACTGCTGTAATAAACGAATCGTTAGTATTTGCTACTAAGCTAGAATTAAACAAAGTTGTTTCAAATATTGGCAATATGGAAGAGTTACAAAATGGTTCTGATTTAGTTAGTGGAATTAATATGGCTTTTCAGTCAGCCAGTAATGGTAAGACTTTAATTAAAAATGCTATTACTGGCGTAGACCCGGGAGTAACCATACCAACTGATGCTACATTTGCACAACTCGCAGATGCTATAGGACAAATAGAAACAGGTGTTAATACGGATGATGCTACAGCAACCGCAGAAAAGATACTGGCAGGAATGACCGCATATGTAAAAGGAGCCAAGGTAACTGGCACTATGCCATATAAAAGTAAAGATAATAACTATCCGGCCGAGGATAAAATGGGAAATACAGGCGTTATTTATGTAAAGCCACAAAAGGGTTATTATGAACCTATGGGACAATCTTCAATCCCTGCGAATGTAGGTGGTTGGATTTCAGTTGATGAACCAAACCTGAGATCAGCAAATATTGCGAAAAATAAAAGTATTTTTGGGGTACAAGGTGATCCAAATGTTGTTGATACATCTGACGGTGTATTGGATGCTAATCTGATGGTACAAGGACTTAGCGGCTATTCAAAGGGTTCCAAGTATGTTGGAACAATGCCCAACAGACTTTCTGGAAATGATGTATTAGCAGAAGGGTATGCTGTAAATGGAACATCATTATATCTTAGACCACCCAGTAGAAATGCCTTTAATGGTGGTTCCGTGTATAAAAATGAACCAAATTTAATACCGGCTAATATTTTAAGTGGAAAAAGTATATTTGGTGTGACCGGGTCCGTAATTGCAGGTAAGAGATTTGCAACTGGTGTAGTAACAAACAGTACCAACAACCACGAAAGCCCATTCAAAGAGGGCAATGGCGGAGGTAGTTATTATAGGTCATATATCCTAGTGTCACAGTTGAATCTTAACTTTATACCTAGCGTTATACTATTGGTAACCTCCGGAGTAACTATTACTTTTACCAATAAATCATCATATTTTAGTAACGGTGAATATTGTTCGATAAATCCCCATAGCTCACCATTTGCGCTCAGCAACAGAGCATTGCCGAGCGAAGTCATAGCAACTACTTACTACGGAACACAATTTACATTTTATGCATATGAATAGAAAGGAGAGCAGCTTATGAGAAACTTAATTATTTATGATGGAACAGGATATATAATCTTTCAGGGCAGCGGAGATGTAAGAGAGCCTATAGGAATTCCTTTTATGTGGGCAGAAGCACCAGAAGGAAAGCGAATTACCGGTGTAGATGTAACCGTTACCCCCAATGTTGCTATCTTTGAGGATATACCTAAATCAGAGACACAGTTATTAAAAGAACAAATTGACAGCCTAACAATAGCCATGGCTGAAATAATGGGGGTGTAATGTATGCCTAGTTGGAAACTAAATATATTTAAAAGAGCAGTTATTATCCGGTGTGAAACAGGAGAAGGCACAACAGAAGAAATCGTGGCAACCTATCCTAAACTTACGGAAGAAGAGCAGCAAGAAGTTATTACTGCAGTAAATGCAGAATTAAAATAA